AGTCAGGAGAATGCACAGCAATACATCACTACCACGAGTATGGGACGCAGACACTTGCGCGTTCTTAGGCGTTGACCCTGTACTCGCAGCACCCAAGCCCGAAGCAAGCGCAGCCTACAAGCAAGTAGGTCGCAACGGTGCAGTGCAGGACGCTAACGGTAACTGGGTGGAGGCTTATACTGAGACAAATATGTTTGCCGACACCACAGACGAAGACGGCGTCACTACTACTAAGGCAGAGCATGAGACGGCTTATCAGGCAAGGCTCGACGCTGATGCTGCGGCAGGTGTCCGAACTACTAGAGATGCCAAGCTAGCCGAGACTGATTGGACAGGAATGTCTGACGTAACTATGCCTGCTAATATGGCTGCTTATCGTCAGGGGTTGCGTGACATTACAGGTCAAGAAGGCTTTCCTAACGAAGTTACTTGGCCTAAAGAACCCTCGTAGTTGAGGAGCTGGGGTGAACTCTAATGATTGGAGAAATTGCATTACTGATTAAAGGGCTTGACTCAGCTTTTTCGCTTGTCCAGAAATCCATAGAGAGAAAGAAAGAAGTTCAGCAAATGGGTGCGGAAATCTCTGGCTTTTTTCGCGCCAAAGAGGCCGTTATAAAGATGTTGTTATAGCCTTAACATTTTCTGTTTTGGTTGTAGTTGTAATTACTAGCGTGGTGATGAAGTAATGGATTATCAAGTAATGTTTAACGTGGCTATCGCCTTGGCAGGGTTTATTGGTGGCTGGGTAGTAAACCGTGTGTTTGCTTTGCTTGACCGAATAGACGCTGACATGAAGTCTATTCCTATGCAGTACGTCTCCAAAGATGATTACCGCGAAGACATCCGAGAAGTCAAAGAAATGCTCGGCGCTATTTTTAAGCGACTAGAAAATAAGGCCGACAAATGAAACTTGATCCGGTCCTCCTTAACATGGCTTGCTCGTGGTCGATGAAGGCGTATAAAGATACGAACAAGGATGCGATCAAGATAGAGTGTGGCTTAACCTCGACTACGGCTTTTGTTGCCAAGCGCAAGACTATCGACATCATAGTTTTCCGTGGTACTCAGCAAGTGGGTGATTGGGCGTTTAACTTATTCCCGGTGCCTTTGCCGTATGCCGGTAGGCTTTGCCACGGCGGGTTTGTAGCGGCGCATAAATCTGTCTGGAGTGAGATCGAAGAGCACATAGACTATAAGAAGCGTACTCTCATTTGTGGGCATAGCCTCGGTGGGGCACTAGCGGAACTGTCCGCTGCCAAATTAAACGGTAAGCACGACAACTTGAGCCTGATTACGTTTGGTAAGCCCAATACGTTCTTCAAGGGGTTTAAAAAGCCTCTTATACTCGACAATCAAATCTCCTGCGTGAACGGCAGCGATACCGTTGCCCGTGTTCCCCGCCTGTGCTATGGCCCGAGTAAGTCTCAAGACATGCTCTTCTTTTCCAACGAGGGCAGCAATCACATAAATCCTAGTAAGCGTTTCCGCAGAAAAGATCGGGGAATTAAAGACCGTGTTTCTGACCACTTTATGGATGGGTACAAAGCTCGTCTGTCTGAGTTCTTGGAGGACCAGAAAAATGACAAAACTGGCAATGATATTTAGTCTAGCTCTACTAATGACTTCCTGCACGACTATTGAGCAGGTCAGGGAAAACAAGGAGCTATACTGCTCTGGAATTTATAAAGGCATGCGAGCAGTTGGTCGCACTGCGCTATCCGCTACTACAGGCGTTATTGTCAAAGACGTTTGTGAAGTTATTGAAGACATTGTTGAAGACGTCTAAACGTGATTCACGTTTTTGCGCTAATAATTATTGTTGGTGAAACTGTTCTCAGTGATGACGTATGTCGGAGAACGCTTTGCTTTAGAAATGTATACGAATGCTCTCGTTTTGTTCGAGCATTGACGCGAGAAGAAAGCGCAACCATTGAGCCAGTAGGGGCTTACTGCAAGCCAATCCTTATTGACCCTAAGCAAGAGGGCATCAAGGTGTACTGATGATTATCAGCTCCGAGAATCCTGTTGGTAATTATTCTGCGATCCAGTCAAATTCAACAGAAACACTCCGAGTCAGCCTTTCTTCAGAGATGATGCAAGACCTTGATCTTACTCAAGATCAGACGGTAAAAGGCTCCGTAGCCGAAGACGGTAAGTCAGTAACACTTAGTACGGATAATGGCCGAGTTCAAATAAAAGGTAACTTCGCCCAAGCTGCGGGAGAGGTTGTTGATGTAAAAGTATCAACACAGGCTGGGGAACTAAAGGGCGCGGAACAACCGGATAAGCCAAAGACGGGCGGCCCGACAAGTGGACAAGAACTAGATGAAATCTTTGAGGGTGTTTCAGAGAAGATAGACAGCAGCACTGAGTTTAAGCAGCTCATGAAAGAGCTAAAGACTGAAATCCAGTGGAACGGAAATAATGCTTCGGGAGATATAGACATTTTCCAAGGCTCGCCCGTTCATATTGATTTTCAAAAGATCGAACTAAAGGACTCCCGAGCAAGCGTCTGGGACGAGGCTCCAGAGGCGCGAGAGCCAAAGCTAGGTGAAAACTCCGTAGACTTTGGCGAAGGCGAGACGGCAGGTAATGAGGATGATTGGGGCGGACTCGGAAGAGTTGCTGTCCCAGACATGGAAGGCTGGTCGGTTAATATTAACCACACGTTATCTAACGGCGACAATGTATGGCTTACAGGTCGCGTAGAGGCAGATAACCACGCACGGCTGTCAATGTGGTTCGACAACAGCGGGACTGCTGCCTATGCCTTGCAGAACGTAGGCACCATTCAAGCTAAGATAGAATCTATGGGGTTAATCGTTGACATGTTAGGCATAGCTCCCTATCCCAAAGAAGGTGAGCGGCTCAAAAGCACGTTTATGATCGAGGTTTAAAATGAAGTTAAAAGGATTACTCGCATCACTCGCTCCAACCGTTGGCAAAGCACTTGGCGGTCCGATGGGTGGCATGGCGATCAAGTTGGTGGCCGACAAGCTGGGTATATCTAACACGACCGATCCGGTAAAGCTCGAAAAATATTTAGAGGAGCATCCTGAATCTATTGCCCTTCTGCAAGAAGCGGAACGCGAGTTTTTCCTGACAATTCAAGAACGAGAGATTGACTTAGACACCTTTAAGATGGAAATGCAAGATCGTAAGCACTCCCGTGACATTTTTGGAGACGACCCTACACCCAAGATTTTTGCTATAATCTCGCTAATGGGATTCTTAGCTTACATATTCCTTGTCACTTTTAGAGGCCCGGAAGATACCGATGAAGCCACCATGAATATAATCTTGGGCTACTTAGGCGGATTAATATCGGGTATCAGCGCTTTTTTCTTTGGGTCTAGCAACAACCGAGGCCAATAGTTATGGAACAACTAATAGAAATGCTCAAGCGGCATGAGGGCGTAAAGAGTCACGTATATAAGTGCTCTGCGGGCTATGAAAGCATTGGCGTGGGCAGAAATATCTCCAAGTCCGGCCTCGGGTTGTCCGACGATGAAGTCGATTACCTACTGGAGAACGACATAACGCGAGTTATTAAGGAGCTTTCTTCTGAATATCCGTGGTTTAGCTCACTTGATGATGTACGAAAAGATGCTATTATAGACATCGGATTTAACCTTGGTGCCACTCGACTTCGTGGTTTCAGGCGCGCATTAGCTGCTATGGACGCAGCAGACTACAAAACCGCATCTTTAGAGTTTTTAGATTCCAAGTGGAGTCGGGATGTTAAGGGACGCTCAACCGAACTCGCGTACATGATCGAGATGGGTGAGTACCTATAATGAGGTTAGGAAATGCCGCTACAGAAACTACAGTTTAAGCCGGGCGTTGACCGCGAGAATACTCGTTACGCTGCCGAGGGCGGTTGGTACGAGACCGACAAGGTGCGATTCAGACGGGGTATGCCTCAGAAGATTGGCGGCTGGGTACGTATCTCTGCGGCAACGTTTCTTGGTGTCTGCCGGTCTATGCTTAACTGGGCTACCCTGCAAAGACAAAACCTCGTCTCGGTTGGCACTAACCTCAAGTACTACATCGAGCGTGGTGGAGCGTACTTTGACGTTACCCCCATCCGTGCCACGGCTACTCTGACTAATCCGTTTACCACTACTTCAGGCTCTGCAACGGTTCTTGTAACGGATAACGCACACGGCGCGCTCCAAAACGACTTCGTTACTTTTAGTGGTGCTTCAGCAGTGGGAGGGCTTACTTTAAACGGCGAGTTCCAGATTAACTTTATAAGCGCAAATTCTTACAATATAACTGCTGCAAGTTTGGCATCTTCAGGTGCTACAGGGGGCGGTACGGTTACTGCGGCTTACCAGATAAACACCGGTAGCGAAATTGCTGTACCGTTTACTGGCTGGTCTGCGGGTACTTGGGGGTCTAATACTTGGGGTAACAGCGGCACTACTTTGTCCCCTATGAGGCTTTGGAGTCAGGCTAACTTTGGCGAAGACTTGTTCTTCACCTATCGTGGTGGCGAGCCTTTTTACTGGGATGCAAGCAACGGAGTCACTACCCGTGCGGTCTATGTGTCTTCACTTGGTGGAGCATCTAATGTACCCACTATAGTAAACAAAGCCTTTGTGTCGGACATATTTCGGTTTGCGTTCTGCTTTGGTGCTAACGATCTGGGTGCTGCTGCCCTTGATCCTATGCTTATCCGTTGGTCTGACCAAGAAGACGTAGCTAACTGGACTCCTGCGGCCACTAACCAAGCCGGTAGCCTGCGCCTCTCCCGTGGTAGTGAGATCATTACCGCATTACAAGCACGTCAAGAAATTCTAGTTTGGACTGACACAACTGTTTACGGCCTTCAATACTTAGGTGCTCCAGAGGTTTGGGGTGCGCAGCTTCTTGGCGACAACATCACTATAGCCAGTACTAACGCAGCGGTATATTCCGGCAACATTGCTTATTGGATGGGTACCGATAAGTTCTACAGCTACGACGGTACGGTTAAGACCCTGCCTTGTTCAGTTCGCAGCTATGTATTTAATGATTTTAATACTTCTCAATATGCACAAGTTGTTGCAGGTACTAACGAGCGATTTGATGAGATTTGGTGGTTTTACTGTTCTGCTGGCGTAACGCAGAATAACCGCTACGTGGTGTACAACTACCTCCAAGATGTTTGGTACTACGGCACGCTATCACGCAGTGCTTGGATAGACTCCGATCTTCGAGATAATCCTATGGCGGCTACCTACAGCAACAACTTGGTAAACCACGAAGTGGGCTACGACAACCAAGAAAGTGCAACAGCAAGCGCGATTACAGCTACAATAACTTCTTCTGAGTTTGACTTGGATGACGGCGATAAGTTCATGTTTGTCAACCGTATGTTACCTGACGTAACGTTTGACGGGTCTACCGTTAACGCGCCTGCCGCTACTATGACTTTACTGCCTATGCAGAACTCGGGTTCGGGGTACAACAACCCACTGTCTGAAGGTGGCACTAATACTTCTACGGTAACGCGTTCAGCCACAGTGCCTATTGAGCAGTTTACAGGGCAAGTGTTTGTTCGAGTTCGTGGTAGGCAGATGGCGTTTACGATGGAGTCTACTGAAATAGGTGTGGCTTGGAAGCTAGGTATACCACGCTTGGATATGCGCCCTGACGGCAGGAGAGGCTAGTGGCTGAGCGCCTAGTACAAAAAGTCCCAGCACCTGCACTACCGATACCCAAGGCAGGGCCGATCAAGCAGTATCTGGACGACCTGAATAACATCTTACGTTTATTCTTTAACCTGCTATCAAGTGCTGTAAACAATGTAGTTGGGGAGTACGGAGGCCGGTTTATAGAGTCTCCCAACGCTAAGCTCTTTTCTACTGTAGATCAGACTGCCAGCGTTATAAACACAGCGTACGCTTTGCAGTTCGAGAACACGTATTTAGGCGAAGCTATAAGTATAACGGGAACGCCAAAGACTAGGATAACGCCCCTTTACTCAGGGGTTTATAACTTTGAACTCTCGGTAGAGTTGACCAGTACTAATGCTAACTCCAAAGAGTTGTCCTTCTGGGTACGTAGAAGCGCAACAGATATAGCAAACACCGGTAGACTGCACGTAGTATCAGGGTCTGGTGGGGTAGATGACTTTACCTATAGTTTTACTATAGACATACAAGCAGGGCAGTATATAGAACTTATGTGGGCAACAGACAATACAGGCATAACAATAGACTATAAGGCGGCTGCAAGTCCCCGCCCTGCCGTGCCGTCCACCTTAGTAACAGTAACTTTTGTGTCAGCGTTGCCCGAAACGCTACCAACACCGTAGGTTTAGTATGGACCCAGTAACCAGTTGGCTTGTTTCAAATTTTCTTATTCCTAGCGGTATTGCTGGTGGGATATATAGTCTATTTGGCTCAAAAGGTAGCCAAGCAACCCCAATGACGCCCGAGGAAGCGGCGGAGTTTGAAGCGACGAGTAGACTGGCACTAGCCCAATCAGGTATGCAAGAAGGCGGCGAAGGTGCGTACGAAACCCTTATGGACGCCGTTGGGCAAGCAGCTCAAACAGGTTTGCTATCTAACGAAGACATAGGTGTTTCTGGCAAATGGTACGACCCCGAAACCGGTGAAGAGTTGCCCGACTTTGACCCTAAAACTGGTGAAGGTATGGGCACACTATTTCCGACTTTTTACCCAGACTCTGTAGCCGATCCGGGTGGTGGTGGGGGCGGTGGAGACACAGCAGCGAGTAGTGAAGCAGCTAGTGCGGCTAGTAGCCAAGCGGATAGTGGTATTACTGGAACTGGAGACTGGGTTTACGACGCTGATGTAGGTGTGTTTAGGCAATCGGGTGGAAGCGAGACTTTTACCCCTGTGCCGGGAACTTACACTGATGGGCAAACAGTTAGCTATAATGATGCGGCAGCTGTATTCGGCACATGGGGGGACAATAATAATGCAAACACACCAACCACTCCTACATCTACATCTACATCTACAACTGGTTCAAGTGCCAATGACACCAGCTTAAACTTGCCTAATGTTTTGTACTTACCGGATTTTGGTGGCACTAGCACTACTAGCTCCCCATCCGACCTCTTGTCCTTACCGGATTTTGATAGCACTAGCACTACTGGCTCAACGGGTACAGGTACAACGGGTACAGGAACTACAGGTACAGGAACTACAGGTACAGGAACTACAGGTACAGGAACTACAGGTACAGGTACGGCAAACACCGGAGGCACGGGTGGCGGGTTAAGCACTGGCACGGGCACAGGTGATGGTGCAGGTACAGGATCAGGTACGGGCACAGGTGACGGAGCGGGCGACGGGGATGGTACTGGAGATGGTACTGGAGACGGTACAGGCGATGGCGCAGAAAGAGTCCAAGAGCTTGCAGATATTGTAAGCGGGGGCACGGGCGGCGGTATGCGTACCGTTAAGACAGAAAAAGCAGGGTTGGCTGACGTAACTAATACTTATGACCCAAGCCTGTCCCTTGCGGAAAACATGCAGCGCATGTTGAGTACAAAAACGCAAGAGGAAGACGCAGTAAATAGCGCACTTATGTACGGTGGTGGTATAGTACAACCCACTGATATAAATGCTGAAATTTTAAGAATTCTAGGGAGTCGCTAGCAATGTTTAAAAAAATTATCGACCGCTATACCGACAACGGTGTGGGGTTAGGTAGCTTAGATTTTAGCAATATAGCCAAAGACTTAGGTGCAGCGACAGCCTTATACGGTGTTATAAATCCTAATGATTCCAGCGGGTTAGCTAACTTTTTTGGTACTGGTGGTCAACAACAGCCTGTCGGGTACACTGGCGGTATTCCTAATTACACTGCCACTAGGGAACTAGCCCCTAACGCTTTTGCTTCTACTTATACTACTCCCACTGGAGAGGTTGCTACTCGCAGGCCGGGTATGGCCGGACGTAGGTATTTTACGGACACCCAGTTTACGCAGTCTACCGACGAACCCCTTATGGGTGTTACAAAAGAACAAATAGCTGCCCAAAACCAAGCTGCTATAGACGATCAAGCGCTTTTTGAAAGCATACTGGGCGGGGTAGAAACGCAACGCGTAGCCGACGCAGCTACACCTGTGGCTACACCTGTGGTTACACCTGTGGCTACACCTGTGGCTACACCTGTGGCTACACCTGTGGCTACAACCGACTCGCTTGGGGTAACCAACAACGCCTTAACTCTAAATGCTGCCGACGGCACTACTAGTACTGTGAATCTAGGAAACGGTGCGGATACAACTCAGTTTACTAACGCCGGATCAAATGAATTCCAAGGCCCTATACAAATGACAGCGGACGAAATACTCGCTGCTTATGTAGACCCCGAAGGCGGTTTTTCATCGAAAGAGCAGAGCACAATAGCTAACATCATTGCTTCTGGCGACAAAAGCATAAACCAGATTGCTGGTCTTTACGACGATGTTGAAAGTATTGATGTAGTAGAAGGTCTGTTACGCGGCGGGTTCCAAACACCAGAACAAATAGCAGCTATGTCGCCCGAAATTGACGAGC